CACCAACAAGCGGAGCGAGGCAATCAGAGCCCGATTCGCTGGCGCGTACTACGACAAGCGCACCATGAGCCGGCTCGGTCAGGTGCTCTGGAAGGACCAGGAGGGCAAGGGCCTGCACGACGTCGGTGGGACCGACCTGCGCGGGGGAGGCGTGTGATGGAGTGGCTCTACGACGGGCCGCTGGTGACGCTCGGCGAGGAGGCGACCAAGCGCGAGCTCGAGGGGTATCCGCAGTGGCTCAAGGAGCGAGTCGTCGTCGTGGAAATTGGCGACCGCGGCAGGTACGTGCGCCTGACTCTCAAGCGGAGGAAGTGATGGCGAGGAAGCCTCAAGGTCCCGCATCAAACGCGCGCGCGGGCGCGACAACAGAGCCTCGTGAGTTGGCCCTCCGCAAGTGGATCGACGCCATCGCCTCTGGCGTCACGGAACGCGGGGCGGCGGTCGAGATCACGGCGGAATACGGCTTCTCGCACGGGCAACTGGCGGGCTGGTGCCGGTACGACCCGGAGTGGGGCAAGGCGCTCGCGGCCGCGCACGCCGCGAAGGTCGAGCGCCTCGAGTCCGACCTGCGCGCGATCGCGCTCGGCGAGGTCGTCGAGGATCCATCCGTCGCGAAGGTGCGGGCCTCGACGCTGCAGTGGCTCCTCAGCAAGTGGGACCGCGATTCGTACGGCGACCAGCGGCGCGTCGAGCAGACGGTCGCGCTGGTGCCTCCGCCGCCCGAGGATACGCCCGAGGCCATCGCGGAGGATGCGCTGTCCATGCTGACGGCGGAGCAGCGCGCGGCCCTGCTGCGGCGCCTCGGGGAAGGCTCGTGAGTCGCGAGATTGCTCCCGGGGTGATGCTCCGCGCCGGCATCCTCGCCGAGGCCGGCGTCGACAGGGACGCGGGCTACATCGCGAGCTCGTGGGCGGAGTCGTCCGGCTCCCAGCTGCACGACATGACGGGCGCCAAGCCCCGCGAGTGGAAGGAGCTGCTGCGGACGAGGCTCGCCCAAGACATGCGCCGGCATCGCTTGGCGGTGGCGTGCGACGTCGACGACCAGGATCGGATCTACGGCTGGGCCTGCGGCTCGCCGGGCGTGCTGGCCTACGTGTACGTGCGCGACACCCGGCGGCGGCAGGGCATCGGACGCGCGCTCGTCCTCGAGGTGTGCGGCGGCACGCCGAAGCGGTGCCTGTGGCTGACGCCCAGCGTGCAGGTCCTGGCCCTGCAGCACCACGTCGAGTGGCGGCCGTGACGGACCCCCTGGCATCGCTGCGCGCTCGCCTCGAGGCCCAGCGAGCCCGAGGGGCGGCGGGCGCGATCCCGTACTGTCCACACTCGCCGACGGCACCGCAGGCCCGCTTCCTCGCGCTCGACACCCTCGAGGCGCTCTACGGCGGGGCGGCCGGCGGCGGGAAGTCGGACTGCCTGCTGATGGACATGCTTCGCTGGTGCGACCGGCCGGGCTTCTCTGGGCTCATCCTGCGCCGGACCCTCCCCGACCTCGCGCTACCGGGGGCGATCATGGACCGCGCGAAGTCGTGGCTCGCGGGGCGGCAGGACGTGCGCTGGTCCGAGGTCGGGAAGGTGTTCACGTTCTCGGGCGGCGCGCGACTGCAGTTCGGGTTCTGCGAGACCCCAGCGGACGTCTACAGGTACCAGGGCGCCGAGTTCCACCGCATCGCCATCGACGAGCTCACGCAGTGGCCCGAGCAGCCGTATCGGTACCTCCTGAGCCGCCTGCGCCGCCGGGCCGGCGACTCGACCCCGCTCGCGATGCGCGCGGCGACCAACCCAGGCGGCATCGGGCACGGATGGGTCAAGCGCCGCTTCGTAGCACCGGGCGACGCGTCTCGGGCGTTCGTGCCGGCGCGCCTCGATGACAACCCGCACCTGAACCGCGAGGAGTACGAGCGGAACCTGTCCCTGCTCGACGACGTCACGCGGCAGCAGCTCCGAGACGGCCAGTGGATCGACTCCGGAGAGGGGTTGGTCTACCGGTTCGACCGAGGTCGCAACCTCCTCGAGGAACTCCCGCGCCTCGATGGTTGGTATCCCGTGCTCGCGGTCGACCTCGGCAGCAGCGAGATTCGGCCGTCTACCGCGTTCGCGCTCATGTTCTGGTCCCACGACGATGCGCGCGCGGTCGTGGTGAAGGGCTGGGCGGAGGCCGGGCTCATCCCATCGACCATCGCTGACCGCATTCGCTCCGTGCTGGGCATGTATCCGGAATGCCGGGTCGTGATGGACGTCGGCGCGCTCGGGTCCGGGTACGCAAACGAGATGCGGACGCGGTACCTGATACCGGTCGAGGCCGCCGAGAAGGCGAATAAGCTCGGCTTTCGCAAGCTCCTCAATGGCGCCCTCGAGCGGGGCGAAGTGGTGCTCCTCGGTGAGGAGTGCGCTATGCTCGTCGAGGAACTGGAAGCCCTGCAGTGGGCTCCGGGCGGCCTGGACAACGACAAAACGCAGCCCAACCACTGCACCGACGCGCTCCTGTACGGGTGGCGTGCGACTCAGTCGTGGCGGGCCGCGCACCGCAGAGCGGCCGAGCCGCCGACCGAGGAGCAAGCATGGGAGCAGCGAGTCAGAGCCCGACACGAGCAGAGGAAGCGCGATCCGTTCGCCAACTGGTGACGGATTTCGTCGACGACATGCACTCCCGCGGCGCTCGTCAGGTACAGGTGCGCGTGTCGGCCGGTGGCGTCGAGCTCTCGGCCTCGGTCGTGATGGGCGCGGCTGCGGTGCAGTCGAATCCGGCCAGCGCCCCGCTCGAGCTCATCGGGGCCAGCGACGTCGAGCGGGTGCTGTTCGCGCCCGAGCCCCCGGAGGAATGACCGATGCCCGCGAAGATCGAACACCGATGGTGGCTGGCGCCGAAGAATCAGGCCCACAAGGACGTGGTCGCCTCGGCGACGTTCATCGCCGAGCGGGAGGGCTGGCGCTTTTCCGACCTCCTGACGTCGTGGCGCCTTTACGACGGGCGGAAATGGCACTCGCTGCGGCGCATGGGACGGCAGCGTCGCTGGGTCGAGGCCGGCGACGAGCTCATGCGCTACAACGTCGTGCAGAGCGTCGTCGACACGATCACGGCGAAGCTGGTCAAGAGCCTGCCTGCTCCTGAGTTCGTGACCAACGGGGCCGAGTACAAGGTCCGCCGCGCGACGAAGCGCCGCAACAAGTTCGCCAAGGGCGTGTTGCACGCAAGCGGCTTCTACTCGGCGTTCCCCGAGGCCGTCCGGGAGGGCGTGACGTGCGGGACCAGCGCGCTCAAGTTCGTCGTCGACGAGAAGCGGATCCGCTGCGAGAAGGCGCTGCTCTGGGAGCTCCACGTCCCGCCGTGGGAGGCCGAGCGGGGGCAGCCCACCACGCTGTTTCAGCGCTGCCAGGTCGACCGCCAGGCGCTGCTCGACCGCTTCGGGCACGGGACCGGGGCGTCCGAGCGTACGCGCGCGATCCAGGCAACGAAGGCGAACGGGGACACCGCCCCGGATCCGTCGATCGGCCGCTACGACCGCGACATGGAGGGCGCCGACGTCGTGCAGGTGATCGAGGCGTGGCACCTGGGGTGCGACGGCGAGCCGGGACGGCACGTGATCTGCGTCGATGGCGGCACGCTTCTCGACGAGGAGTGGACCTCGAGGCGCTTCCCGTTCGCCTTCTTTCGCTGGGAGGTCCCGCCGACCGGGTTCTGGGGCCGCGGCGGGGCTCTGCGGCTGTACGGCCTGCAGTACGAGATCAACTCGCTCCTGCAGTGCATCCAGGCGAACACGAAGCTGCACGCGACGCCGATCACGTACCTCGACTCTCAGTCCACCATCATCGAGGAGCAGCTCACCAACCTCCCCGGCGCGACGGTGCGCTACATGGGCGGCACGCAGCCCCCGACCCGCCTCGTGGCGCCCATCATGCCCCAGGAGGTCTATTCCCAGGTGCAGGAGCGCATCCGGTGGGGGTACGAGCTGATGGGCGTCTCGCAGCTGTCCGCGGCCTCGGCCAAGCCCGCGGGTCTCGATGCGGCGGTGGCCCTGCGCGAGTATCACGACATCGAGTCCGAGCGGTTCATCGTCCCAGGCCGGCGCGTCGAAGACTTTGCGATCGCGGCGGCGCGCGTCTGCATCGACCTCGCGAACGAGATCCCGGGCTTCTCCGTCGACACGATGGAGCGCCGCGGCAACCGCCGCGTGAAGTGGTCGGACCTCAAGCTGCAGGAGGACGACTTCACGCTGCAATGCTTCCCCGTCTCGATGCTCCCGCAGACCCCCGCCGCGCGTAAGCAGGCGGTGCAGGAGTACATGGCGGCCGGGCTCATCACGCCCGAGAAGGCGCGCGACCTGCTCGACATGCCCGACCTCGAGGAGGACGCCACCCTGACGAGCGCGAGCCTCGACTACGTGCGCAAGCAGGTCGAACTCATCCTCGACGAGGAAGGATTCGAGCCGATGGAGCCACGGGTCAACCTGGCGCCGGCCGTGGCCTACGCCCAGGCGGTCTACCTGCGCGAGCGCGCGGACGGGGCGCCGGACACGGTCCTGGAATCGCTGCGCCGATACATCGACCAGGGCATGGACATGCTGCGCCGCGCCCAGGAGGCCGCGCAGCCGCCGCCGATGGCGCCACCGGGCACGGGGCCCGCCGTGGCGACCGCATGAGGACCCGATGACCGAAGACACTCAGTCCACTGCGCCGCAGACCGACGCGCAGCCCACCGCGCCAGTCGCCGACGCCAAGCCCGCCGATCCCAAGCCCGCAGAGGACACTCCCGAGCTCAAGGCGCTCAAGGCGGAGGCGCTCAAGGCGAGCCGCGAGCTCCGCGAGGTGAAGGCCCAGCTCGCAGCCCTGCAGCGTCGGGAGGCCGACATTGCCAAGGACCGCGAGGCGCGCGAAGCCGCGCAGCGCGAGCTCGACGAGCTCAAGGCCAAGGACCCGCGCGCATGGTTGTCGCGCGCCGCTGGTGAGCCGCCGGAGGCGTTCGCCAAGCGGATCGCAGGGGACACGAAGGAGTCGCAGCTCGAGCGGCAGATTCTCGAGCTCCGCCAGACGCTGGCCGCGCAGCAGCAGCGCTTCGAGGAAGCGCAGAAGTCCGAGCGAGTCACTCGGGAGGAGGCTACGAGCGCCGCGGCGTATCGCGAGGTCCTCAAGGCGGCGGAGGCCAGCGAAGAGGCCGCTCTGGCGGCCGAGGAACTGCGGCGCGACCCCAAGGCTGCCCAGCGATGGATCATGTCCTGGGCAGGCTCGGAGTGGCCGTCTGTGGCTCGGGAAAAGGGCCTCGACGTCAACGACCCTGCGGCGTGCGCGCGCGAGGCAGCGGCCGAGATCGATCGCATGGTGCTTGCTCGCTGGGAGAAGCTCCGCCAGAATGACCGAGTCGCGAAGCGTCTCGGCTTCGGGGCAGTCCAGTCCACCGAGCCCCCAGCGAGTCCGGGCAACCCGCCGCCGCGCACCATCACCAGCGCTGTCGCTGGCTCGAGGTCCGCGGCTCCCGCCACAACCGCGAGCGGGGACAAGCCGATGACTCCGGCACAGCGCGATCGGGCCGCACGACTGGCCGCGATTTCCAAGCTGCAGGAGTTGTCGACGAAGCCCGCACGCACACGGGGCTGATCGCGAGCTCGTGAGTCAGTCCCAAGGACTGACTCACCATGCCCGTGTTGGACTTCGCAGGAATCCAGGCCGTTCTCAAGGAGCGGTACCCCTCCGGCCTCCCCGTCGACACCTTCTACAAGAAGGCCCCCTTCCTCGCCCTCATCCCCAAGGACCAGGATCTCGCGTTCGGCGAGGCGATCAAGGTCCCGGTCGTCTACGGCAACCCGCAGTCGGTCGGCGCGACGTTCGCGACCGCGCAGGGCAACGTCGACGGCACCCGCCAGAGCGCGTTCAAGGTCACCACCAAGAACTACTACGGCTTCGGCCAGATCACCGGCGAGGCGATCAAGAAGGGCAGCCGCGACGCCGGCTCGTTCATCGACACGCTCGACTTCCAGATCCAGGGCGCGATGACGACCGTCCGCCGGTCGCTGCTGCGCTACCTGTTCGGCAACTCCGGCGGCGCGCTCGGGCAGATCAGCGCGGGCTCGACCGTCGGCTCGGCCACCATCACCCTCGCGAACCCCTTCGACGTCGTCTACTTCGAGCCGGGGATGGTTCTCAAGACCTCGGCGACCGACGGCACGTCGGGCTCTGCGCGCGCAGGCTCCGTGACGCTGACGGCAGTCGACCGCTCGGCGGGCACGCTGACCGCGTCGGGCAACTGGTCGGCCGGCATCGCCACCGTGGCGGTGAACGACTACATCTTCCGCGACGGCGACTTCGGCCTGGTGTGGGACGGCTTCCGCTCCTGGGTGCCCGACAGCGCTCCCAGCGCGACCACCTTCTACGGGGTCAACCGGTCGCTCGACAGCCGCCTCGGCGGCATGCGCGGCGACTACTCGGCGCTCCCCATCGTCGAGGGCATCCAGAAGGCGCTCAAGGTGCTCGCGGTCGAAGAGTCGGACGGCGACTTCGGCGTGCTCAACCTCGAGGACTGGCTGAACCTGTCCTTCGCCCTGCAGGCTCGCGGCACGCTGATGACCGAGCGCGTCGAGACCGAAGTCGGCGTCGGCATCGAGGCGATCAAGGTCGGCGGCCCCGGCGGGATCTGCAAGATCATCGGCGATCCGAACGCTCCGAAGGGGCGCTTCCTCGCCGGGCAGATCGACACCTGGAAGCTCTGCACCATGGGCGACCTGGTCGACTTCCTCGACGACGACGGGATGCCGTACCTCCGGGTCGCGGCCTCCGATGCCGTCGAGCTCCGCGTCGTGAGCCGCGGGAACCTCGTCTGCTACGCGCCGGGCAAGAACGGCAACTTCCTCGTCGGGACCACCTGAGCATGGCTTCTCGTCTCTTCTCGAGGGACCTGGCGTCCCTCGACAACAACGTCGTGAAGCTGTTCTCGCGCGTCACCTTCGGCGCTTCGACGTCGATCGCCTCGCAGGACAGCAACGGCCTCGTCGTGTCGGCGCTCGGCACCGGCACGATCGACGTGCAGCTCGGCTCGGCGGCGGCGCGGGACACGTACCCGACGCTCCTGTCGATCTCGCTGACCCCGCTCGCCGCCGCGGCGACGGACACCGGCTGGCAGGTCATCGAGCAGACCATCGCCACGGACGGCACGTTCAGTCTCCGCAACGCCCCCGCGGGCGCTGCGGCGGCGCCGGTCTCCGGCACGAGCCTCTTCATCGAAGTGACGCTGCGCAACAGCGGCACGCCGCGTCGAGGCACCTGACATGGCGAAGATCGAGCTCGGTTCGATCTTCGACGAGCCCTCCGAGTCGGACACGGAGTCGGGAGAGACCGACGCCATGGACGACTCGGAGGCACTCGCTGAGGAGCTCCTCCTCGCGGTCGAGAACAAGGACGCGAAGGCGCTGGCGGGGATCCTCCGCTCGCTCCGCATGGAGGACTGAGACATGGCCCGGACGCGCACGTTGACGCAGCTCATCGCCGACGTGCGCGATCTGACCGACACCGAGAACAGCCAGCACGTCACCGACGCGCAGGTCACTCGGTACATCAACCAGTCGATCGCTGCACTCTACGCGCTGATCGTAGAGCAGGACGAGAACGACTTCGCCGCGCAGTGTTCGTTCAACACCACCGCGGGGGCAGAGACTTCGCAGATCCTCTCGGCCCCGCTCGAGGGCGTTCCGGTCCAGCCGTACAAGCTCCTCGCCGTCGACGTCGTCGACAACAACGGGCTCTCCTACCCGGTCCCCCGCTTCATGCTCGGCGAGCGAGGCTACCTCGACACGCAAGACGGCACCTGGGGCGTCCTGCAGCGCACACACTACCAGTGGCGCGGGACGGACACGCTGTACTGGTCGCCGCCGTGGGAGAGCTCGGTGCTCATCCGGGTGACGTACATCCCGAGCCCTGTAGACCTCTCGGTCGGGACCGACGCGTACGACGGGCGCGCCGGCTGGGAGGAATGGGTCACGCTGGACGCATCGATCCGCGTGATGCTCAAGGAGGAGTCCGACGTCTCGGACTTTGCCCGAGAGCGAGCCGCGGTCGAAGCGCGCATCCTACGGCAGATCACCGCCCGCGACCGGGCGCAGCCTAAGCGAATCCGCGACGTGTCCGGCGGCGAGCGGTGGTGATGCTGTCGCCAGTCGTTGGCCGGCTCCTGGTGTCACCGCGGTGGTGGACGGCACCCGTAGGCGCCGATCACGCCACTGCCACGGCATACCTCGCCCGCCGGGCAGCGAATCCCACACCCGCCGCAACTGAACTCGTCACTGAGGATCCTGCACTCGTAGACGTACGGGTTCTCGGCCGTCGGGCAGCACGTCGTGTCGGTCGCGCCCATGGGGCAGCCGCACACGGTCACGTCGGGCGGCGCGTCGCGGGGCGTGTCGACGCGGTAGATGCACCCGTGGAGGAGCAGGCAGAGCACGGCGGTCGTACGCATGAGCTCGAGCATACCTCCGGAGCGGGCTGATGCCGGTCTACACCGGCCTCCGCGCGGTTACCGGCGCGGGCATCGAGCTCCTCCGCCGCGTCGATGCGCTGCCGGTGTCCGGCACCATAGGCGAGAAGGTCGTCCTCAAGAGCACCGGCATCGTTTACGAGTGGACCGGGGCGTGGACGAGCCTGGGGCCAGCTGTCCCGACCACGCCGAGCGCAATCAGCGCCGGCACGACCATGGCGAGCTCGGGCACGGTCGCATTCGCCAACAGCAACAACGTCTCGTTCGGCCTGAGCGGGCAGACCATCACGGCCTCGGTCGGCGGCGGAGGCGGGGGCGTCGCGGTCAGCGCCGGGACCGTCAGCGTGTCGAGCGGCACGGTGGTCTTTTCGAACAGCAACGGCGTCTCGTTCGGGCTGAGCGGCTCTACCGTGACCGCCAGCGTGGCAGCGGGACCCTCGGCGGGCATCGCCGGGCTCGGAGCCGGCACGCAGACCGCGACGAGCGGCACGGTGGCGTACGCCGCCAGCAACGGCCTGTCCTTCGGCCTGTCTGGCAGCTCGCGCATCACCGGCTCTCACGATGGCTTCCGCTCGGTGTCGGCGGGCACGACGCACGCGCTCGGGCCGGGCCTGTTGCTGGCCAACTCCAACGGCCTGAGCTTCGGTGTCAACGGCTCGACCGTCACGGCGTCGTACACGGTCCCGAGCACGGCGGGGCTACTGAGCGCAATCAATCTCTCGGCGGGCACGGCCTCAAGCAATCTGACGGCTGCTGTGCTGTCCAACAGCAACGGCGTGAGTTTCGGGCTTGGTGCGGGCTCTATCGTCACGGCCTCGGTGGCAGCGGGCGCTACGGCCACTGGCAACCTCGGGGCGCTGGCCGCGAATGGCTCGACGGCGACCTCGGGCACGGTGTCATTCAGCAACAGCAACGGAATCTCCTTCGGCCTCAATGGCCAGACGATGACGGCCTCGTACACCGTCCCGAGCACCGCTGGCCTGCTGTCGGCGGTCAATCTGTCGGCCGGCACCACCTCGCAGAACGCCAGCGCGTTCGTGTTCTCGAATGGCGGCAACGTCACCTTCGGCCTCAACGGATCGACCATCACGGCGTCTGCTCCGAGCGGCGGCGGCGGTGGTGGTGGTGCCACGGCCTCGGTGTTTGACCCGCGCCCCGATGCGCTGCGCGTTACTGGCGTGGTCGGCAATGGCACGCTTGCCATGCAGCCGGTGCTGGTTCCGCTGCACGTGCACCACGACCGGTTTGTGTTCCCGATCAATTTCAGCGGCGCTACCAACTCGACGGCTCGGATCACGCTGTCCATGTCGGTCGGCCTGTACACGAAAACCGGGTCAACCATGTCGCTGCTGACTAGCTACAGCAGCGCACAAAACATCACCCATTCGGGCACCGCCAACAGCTCGCAAAACGTCGGTCCGCGCCTATTCACGCTCGGGGCAACTGGCACTATCACGGCCGGGCAATACTTCGTCGGTATCCACTCCCGCAGTTCCAGCAGCAGCGCAAACGCATCAATCTCGCAATACGTCGTCAGCCAACTCAACAGCTCATGGTCTGGCGTATGGGGCGTCGGTAGCAATGCCTCGATTCAGAACCCGCTTGGACAAGGGATTTACTCGGTGTCCTTCTCAACGGGCATGCCCGGCTCGGTTGCGTTCTCTGATATGCGAGGCGGCTCGTCTGCGTTCCAGCGCCCTCCGTTGTGGTGGGCCGTGTCGGGGTCGGCATGATCTTCACCGCACGCATTCAATCGTTCACGCCAAGCGCGGATTCTGTCGTGGTCAGCTTCGCCGCGTGCCAAGTCACGGACGGCGCGGCCGGTGTGTCATCCGAGGTCTTGCTTGCCAGCTCGACCTTCTCGGGCCAGCCATCGGCCATCAATGCGGCCATTGCCGATGCCATCATGGCTAGGCTGCAAGAGCTTGGGTATCAGCCTGTGTCGGTGGTGTTGTTCGGAGGTGCGTGATGATGATGGACATGGAATCGGTGAAGGCTGAATCAGCCGGGCGAGGCTTCGACATGATCGAGCACTTGCGCGGCACGACGTATCGCGACGTCTCGACGGTCGTGCTCGTGCCCACGCGCGGCATGATCCACCACCGATGCGCGAACGCGATCCACACCATGATCGCGCCCATGAACGCCAAGCGCGCGCTGCTGTATTGCGAGGGCAACGAGGTGGGGCACGCGTACAACCGGATGATCCGATGGGTGCTCGACCATC